AATACCAGATCGGCCTTGAGCGGGAGAAGCGCAAGGAAGCCTCGATCCAGCGGGCGTTCCACGTGGATCTCTTCCAGATGTTCGCCATGCTCGACCAGAAGCAGATGACGGCCCGCGAAGTGGCCGAACGCGCCTCGGAAAAGCTGGTGCAATTCAGCCCGACCTTTGCCCGCAAAACGACCGAACTCTTCAACCCTCTGCTCCGCCGCGTTTTCAATCTCCACCTGCGCCAGGGCCTCTTCCCGCCGCCGCCCCCGGACGTGATCGTGCAGAACGAAATGACCGGCATCCCCGAGATCCCCGAGCCGGAAGTGACCTACACGTCCCGCGTGGCCTTGGCCATCAAGAGCCTGCACAACCTGGCCTTCATGCGGACCATGGAGCGTCTGGCCCCGATCATCCCGCTCAAGCCCGAGATCCTCGACAACTATGACATGGACGCCGTGTCCCGTGACCTCGGTCGCAATGACGGGGTGCCCGCGGATTGGATCTTGGACACCGACAAGCGCGACCAGATGCGCGAAGAGCGGGCCGCGCAAATGCAGGCCATGCAGGAGCAGCAGCAGATGATGGCCCAGGCGGACATGGCGGCCAAGGCCGGCTCCATCAAGAGTGACAGCATGGTAGGCCAAGCCATCCAGCAATCTCTATGACAAGTGACGCCACGCTCGAGGCCCAGAAGAAGGGCCAGCAAATCACCAACGCCTTTCACCGCGTCTTCTCGAGCGAGGACGGGCAAGCCATCTTGGAGCACCTCCGCTCCTACTTCCGCGTGGACCGGCCCGCCTTCCAGCGTTCCATGCACAATTCCTATGACCCCTTGGCCGCGGCCCTCCGCGATGGCCAACGCGAGGTGCTTCTTTTCATCCAACACAAGCTCTCCGAGCCAATGGTGGGGGATGCCGACTTTGACCAACCCAAGACCAAGATCGTGCGCTGACATTGCAGGGTGGAGAAGCAGTATCTCGCCTCGCTCATAACGAAGGAGATCGTCGGTGCAAATCCGACCCCTGCAACCTGCGCGGGATTAGTCGAAAACCAACCAATTTATGGACACATCCACAGCACCCGCCGGGGACGCCGCCATCACGCCGGCGTCCGAAACTGCACCCGTCACCAGCCTGCTCGAGGCCAGCCCGTCTTCCGAGCCATCCGCTCCCGCGGCACCCGCGGAGAAGCCGGAATGGCTCCCCGACAACTTCTGGCGCGAAGGCCAAGCCGATTACCAAGCCCTGGCCAAAAGCTACCGCGGCATGCAGGAGATCCTGGGCCGGAAGAGCCAATCGGTTCTGGTGCCCAACGAGAAGAGCAAGCCCGAGGAAATCGCGGAATTCCGCAAGGCCCTGGGCGTGCCGGAAAGCCCGGACGATTACTTGAAGAGCCTCAAGCCCGAGGCCCTGCCCGAGGGCGTGCAGTTTGACGAGGCCATGGCCAAGCAGGCCGCGCAATTGGCCCACAAGCACAACATCCCGCCGGCGGCCATGAAGGAACTGGCTGCCTTGCAAATCGGGCAAGTGCAGGCCATGGCGCAAGCCAGCGAGCAAATGGTCATCCAACAGCTGCAAGCCGGCAAAGAGCAGCTGCAAAGCGAATACGGCGACAAGTTTGGCGAGAAGCTCGACTTGGCCAAGCGGGCCGCCATCACCGCGGGCATCGATCCGACCGCCCGTGGCTTTGCTGATCCGGCCATGGTCAAGCTGGCCGTCTGGGCCGCGGAGCAAATCGCGGAAGACAAACTGGTCAGTGCCAACGCCAGCCCCATGCAAGTGGGCAAGGATCGCGCTCTGGACATCATTGCCAACCCGGAGAACCCGCTCCACCGCCGTTACCAGGAAGGTGACGAAGACGTGGTCCGCCAAGTCCGCTCCTACCTCTCCCAACGATGAAACCCCAACTCTTGGTGGTGGTCAGCGACCTGCACTGTGGCAGCACGGTGGGCCTGCTCGCGCCGGATGTGGAAACGCATTACGGCAACACGGTGGGCTTTGGTTCCAACTACCACCAAGAGTGGCTGTGGGACAAATGGCAGGAGGGCATGCGGCGGGTCTTCGACTTGGCCGGCGATGATCCCTACGTCCTTTTGTGCAATGGCGATGCAACCGAGGGCATCCATCACAGGTCCCCCGAGGTGGTGGCCACCTTGATCGAAGACCATTGCCGGATGGCCGCCGCGGCCTTGAAAGGCTACGCGGAAAAAGCAGCCAAGATCTTGATCACCCGCGGCACCGAATGCCACACGCACAACGTCGAGGACTACCTGGCCAACCTTCTCGGGGCCGGCGAGGCCCGCGACCATTGGCTATTCACCATCAACGGCACGCTCTGCAACGCGACCCATCACATGCCGGCCACCAGCCGAGCCTACCTCGAGGCCAGCGCCATGAGCATCAACTTGGGCAATGCCCGCCTCAACTGCATCCGGTCCGGTCATCCCGTGCCGAGTGTTTACCTCCGCGCCCATCGCCATTGTGGCGGTTGGTATACGGACGGGGCCGGCATGCTCGCCGTGACCGGAGGATGGCAATTCCTCACCCGCCACGGGAAGAAGGTGGTGCCGGACGCCATTCCGCGTCCCAGCGTCATCGTGCTCGATTGGCGTGGCTTGGAGGAGGGGACCCTGCCTCACGTCCACAACTTCACCTTCAACCCGCCGCCGCCGGTCATCACAAACCTATGACCGCGGAAATGATCAACGCCGCCGCGTGGAAAGCGGCCATCAACCTGCAACGTCCCGCGGACCATGTGCCCGCCGGATGGCACACCGTGCCCGAGATTGCCGAGGCCGTGGGCAGATCGGTGGACTACATGCGGATCAGTTTGAACAAAGCGGTCAAAGCCGGACGCATTGAGCGCAAAACATTTCACGTCCCGACACCCAAGCGCGGGGTCTATTCGGTCCCGCACTACCGCCAGAAAATGGAGTAACGCCATGGCCGCCCGTGTCCCCACCATGCGCTTCAAATACGATGGGTCTTGGTGGCGCGTGAAGATCATGCGTCCGCCGGCCCGCGAGTGCCTGGAGGGCATGGCTGACTACGAAACCCGGACAGTCTACCTCGATCCCCGCGCCGTGGCGGCCAATGGCCTCGGCATCATCGTGCATGAGATTGCCCACGTGGTCCTGCCCCACGTGGCCGAGGAACCCATCCTCGAACTGGAACGCATCTGCTCCGCGGTGGCCAAGTTTACCGGCAAGCAGTGCCAGGGCCAAATCACCATCGGCCACCACAAGCCGGCATGACCACCGTCCCGCTGCTTATCTGCACGGCCTGTTATATTGCCACCTCGATAGGATTCTACAAACAGGGCCAGATCGGAATGTCCATCGCCTTCGCCGGATACAGCCTCGGGAATATAGGCTTCCTCTACATTTGCGTTTTCGGCTCGAAATAGAAATTTCTTTTTGACCGCGTTGCTGCGCGGGATTAGTCGAAAGGTAGTACGAGAGCAGACAACTCCTTGGTGAGCCTGCCCGCGGCAAACCCAACAGGCCGGGACCTGCACTGTGCAGACAATCCGGTAGGCCGAGGGACAGAAAACCAAAAACCCGACCGACACCGCCAACGCGGGGTTAGTCGAAAAACCAAAGGAGAAACATCATGTCTGCTATTACCCAGATCCCCGAGTTTTTCACAACCGAGTTTTCCAGTAACTGGAATTTCTTGGTTCAGCAAAAACTCTCCAAACTCCGCGAATTCGTGGTCATCGACCGCGTTCAAGGAAAAGAGAAAAAGTACAATCAGATGGCCAGCGTCAACATGACGCAGATCACTGCGCGTGCTCAAACCACCAACCTCACCGACACGGCGATGGCCCAACGCTGGCTGCGCCCCCTGCAATACGAGAAGGCTGACCTCCTCGATGAGTGGGATGCCGAACTGCTGGGCGAAGTTTCGCTCCCGCAGAGCGAGTTGGTGACCAACCACGCCATGGCTTTTGCCCGCAAGTGCGACGAGATCATCCTCGCCGCGGCTATCGGCACGGCCTCCACCGGAGCCACCGGAACGACCAACACGGTCCTTCCCGCCGGCCAGAAAATCGCCCACGACTTTGTCGAGAGCGGTTCTGCCGCGACCAGTGGCCTCACCATCGCCAAGCTGCGCCAAGCCAAGTTCATCTTGGATGACGCGGACGTGGACGAGGATGACCCGCGTATCATCGCGGTCAGTCCCCGGCAAATGCAGGACCTGCTCCGCACCACCGAAGTCACCTCCGCCGATTACAACACGGTGAAGGCTCTGGTGGCCGGCCAGCTGGACACCTTCCTGGGTTTCCGGTTCCGCGTGGTCAACAAGGCGTTCTTCGCCTTCGCCAACAGCCGCCGCAACGTGGTTGCTTACGTGAAGAGCGGACTCCGCATGACCGATGCCGGACGCCGTGTCCACGTGGACATCCGCCCGGACCGCAGCCACAGCTTGCAGATCCGCACCACCGCTTCCATCGGCGCAACCCGCATGGAAGAGAAGAAGGTGGTCGAAATCGCCTGCTCCGAAGCCTAATCCGTTATGACCATCAAATTAACACAACAACGTGTTGATCGTGGTCGCACGGAGTCGTTGTCCGATGTGCTTGGCGGAAACACGTCCACTATTGTGACGTTTTCCGTGGCACAGCTGTCGGCCCTAAACACCTACCTGGCCAAAATCCGGGAAGGTGCCACCACCACCACGGTGGAAACAGCCATCAACGCGCTTCCGTAAGCGATGGATTGGTAGCTCACACAACCGCTGGCAGACCGGCTCCAATAGTCTGCCCCCCTTTCTTTTATGGCCGCCTCCGAAACCGATATTGTCAATGATGCCCTGGGTCGCCTCGGCATTAGTCCGGTCATGGCCTTGACTGATTCGACCAAGCAGGCCCAGTTTGCCAACCGCTTCTACGAATCGACCCGCGACGAGGTGCTGGCCAGCCACCCTTGGAACTTTGCCAGCAAACGCGCCGTGCTCGCCCAGCTGGCCACGCCGCCAGACTTCGAGTGGCTCTACGCTTACCAGCTGCCCACCGACAACCTGCGCCTTCTCCAATTGAACGGCTATGATCTGGGCAAGGTGCGCGACCCTTGGCACATCGAGGGCAACCGCCTGCTCACCGATGCCGAGAAGGCCGAGGTGCGCTACATCGCCCGCGTGACCGACACCACGTTTTACCCCGCGCTCTTTAGCGAGGCCCTCTCGCTCAAGCTGGCGGCCAAGCTGTGCGCCCCCTTGACCGGACGCTTCGACCAGCCCACCGCGCTCATGCAGGAGTATGACAAGGTGACCGGACCCAAGGCCCGCCTCTCCGATGTTTTCCAGCAACGCGACAAACGCCGCATGGCCTGGGTGGACAGCGACCTGGTCAAGAGCCGCGTGAGCGGGGGATTCTAAAATGCCTGTCTCGGCCCTCATCAATTCGTTCAACGCCGGCGAATTGTCCCCCTACATGGGGGCGCGGAGTGACGTGGAGAAATACCGCAACGGCTGCTCGACCCTCGAAAATTTTATCATCCTGCCTTACGGCGGGGTCATCCGCCGCCCCGGGACCGAATACTTGGGCAGCCCGAAATTCAACAACCTCCGATGCCGGCTGATCGGGTTTAACTTTTCCACCACCACGCGCTTTGTCATCGAGATGGGGCACCAATACCTGCGCTTCTGGTCCAATGGCGTGCAGGTCCTTTCCGGCGGCAATCCGGTCGAAGTGGCCAGCCCTTACACCGAAACGCAATTGCGCGAAGTGCAGTTTGTCCAGATCAACGACATCATGTACCTCGTCCACCCGGACGTGGCTCCGCATAAGCTCTCCCGCTTGGCGGACACCAACTGGACGTTGACCGAGGTGGCGTGGGATTGGCCGGCGCTACTCGATGAGAATCTGACCGACACCACGCTGGCCTGTAGCCACCTCACGGGGAACAACCGCACGCTGACCGCGTCCACCGGGATCTTCAACGCCGGCCACGTGGGAAGCTACTGGCAGCTGGGCCATGCGCTCGAGGCTGTCTTCACCGAGCGCAATATCGACGGCAATGCCAACAGCACCAACCTCAACGTCTTTGGCGATTGGGAATTTTCCACCTCGGGCGTCTGGTCCGCCATCATCAACATCGAGCAAAGCGAAGACAACGGGGCCACCTGGCAGGTCATTCGATCTTACAAAGGCTCTGCCGAGCGGAACATCACCTCGAGCGGCAAGACCGAGCGCGAGGTGCTACTCCGCTTGGCCATTTCCAACTACGTGACCGGATCGGCTTGGGCCACCAACACCAATTACGCGCTCGATACCGTGGTGACCTATGAGAACAACGTCTACAAGTGCGTGCTGGGACATAATTCCACCGCGCCCGCTTGGAGCGAGTTTGCCGGAAATTATGCCGTGGACAATTTGGTCACGTGGAACACGCGGACCTACAAATGCACCAAGGCGCACAACAACACCACGACCAACTGGGATTGGCAGAACAAAACTTATCAAGTGGGTGATTTGGTCAAATACAACGAACGAACTTACAAATGCGTTCAAGCCCACAACAGCAATCACGTTGCGCTCGCCAGAAATACAGGAAACACCGGCGCATCGACGCAGCACGCTTACACTCGGGACAAAGAAATATATGTACTGCCGGCTTGGACGGAAACCGTCCATGACCTGCCTGGTGGCAATTTCCAAGTCATTTCTAATCGCGTCTACGGACAGGGAACGGGAACGTATTGGAGGGGGCTTGCCATCTCCTCAATGTCTTTGGGATGGGTTCAGCACAGGCAAAACAACGACATCCAACTGATGACCACAACGACCGAAGATATCAAGGCGTTGTACGAAATCGGCAAAGCGGAACTGCAAAATTATTCACCAGACAATCCCGAATACTGGGAATTGCAAAACTTCCGCCCGAGCAATTTTGAATACTGGGAGCCGGTCGATTTTACGCCGGCCAATAACAAATACTGGACCCCGATCAATTTCGGCACGCGCATTGCCCGCCTCGAGGCTGCGGATTCCCGCGTCTACGGCGTAGTCAAGGTCACCGGATTCACCAGCCCGACCCAAGTCACGGTCAACGTGGTCAACCCCGTGGCCAAGACCACCGCGACCAAGATCTGGAGCGAGGGCGCATGGAGCACGCACCAAGGATTCCCGCGCACCGTGACTCTGCACCAGAGCCGCATTTACTACGGCGGCACCGAGCGCCGGCCTCTTTCCATCTGGGCCAGCGTGGTGGATGATTTTCAGAATTTACGTCTGACCACGAACAATGACGGCGGTCTTTTCCTTACCCTTTCGGCCAAGGAAGCCAACCGACTCATGTGGATGGAGAGCCAGGACAAGCTGCTCATCGGCACCAGTGGCAATGAATGGACCCTTGGGGCCTCGACCGACGAGGGGATCACCCCGAGCAATGTCACGGCCCAAAAGCAATCGTCCTACGGATCGAAGTATCTGCCCGCGGCCACGATCAATGACGTGCTGCTTTTCGTGCAGCGCCAAGGGCGCAAGGTGCGCGAACTGGTCTACGTGCTCGACAAGGACGGGTGGGTGGCCCCGGATCTGACCGTCTTGGCCGAACACGTCACCTCTGGGGAAATTGTCGAGCGGTCCTACCAGCAGCAGACGGACGCCATTTACTGGGCGGTCAAGGGCGATGGCCAGCTGATCGGCATGACCTACGAACGCGACCAGAATGTGGTGGGATGGCACCGGCATACAACTGACGGGCAATTTGAGTCAGTGGCCACGATCTACGGCCTCAACGGCACCGACGAGGTCTGGCTGGCCGTCAAGCGCGGCAACCAACGCTTCATCGAACGCTTCTACACCCAGAGCCGGGAAACCTTCGAGGCCGCGGACAAGGCCAACTGGTGGTACCTCGATTGCGCTGTTCGCTATTCGGGAACGGCGAACGCCACCATGTCCGGCCTCTCGCACCTCAACGGGCGCACCGTGGACGTGCTGGCCAATGGATCGGTGGAAACCCCCAAGACCGTGGCCGGCGGCCAGATCACCTTGGACAAGGCCCGCACCACCGTGCTGGCCGGCCTGCCCTTCACCTCGACCCTCCAGCCGATGACCATTGACATCAACAACATGGCGGACGGCACCAGCCGGGGACGCTTCAAGCGCATTCACCGCATGGTCTTGGCCCTGCAAAAAAGCCTGGGCGGAGAAGTCTCCACCGACCAAGGCCAGACGTGGCAATACCTCTACAACCGCGATTTCCCCGACCCGATGGACGCCTCGCCGCCGGTCTTCACCGGCGACACCGAGGTGGTCACCGCGTCCGACCATGACCGCAACCTCCAAGTCATGGTGCGACAAAACCAGCCACTTCCGCTCACCGTGCTGGCCTTGGTGGCCAAGATCGATTTTTATGGTGACTGATTTTCGACTAATCCGATGAGCAAGCACCTCTACCAACTTCGCTTTTATGACCCGGAGAATGACTATGCCATGATCTCCGATTGGTTCGCTGTCCACGGCGCGAAGTGTCCGCCCGAGCAAATCCTGCCCAAGCTGGGCGTGGTCTGCACGATGGACCAGGAGCCGGTGGCCGCGCTTTGGCTCTACATGGACAACAGCGTGGGCGTCTGCTGGGCCGAGTATCCGGTGACCCGTCCCAAGTTGAAGCTCTCGCAGAGCCGCGATGCGCTGGAAAACCTTTTCACCTACATGCGCCGGTTCGCCGCGAGCAACGCTTACCCGATTATGCGCGTGACCACCATTCCGCCCATTGCCCGCTATCTCGAGCGTTTCGGATTTAAGACCGAGATGACCAACTTGGTCAGCATGGTGGGCATTACCATCGAACCGGAGGAAGACCATGGGAACGGGCGCTGAATTTATTGCTGTTGCTGCGATTGTTGGGTCTGTGGCTTCCACGGGCGTGGCCATGTATGGCCAGATGCAGCAAGCGCAAGCCGCCGCGCAAATGGCGGCCTACAATCAGAATCTGCAAATGCAGGCGGCCCAGATCGCTGCCAACAACGCCATGGTGCAGAACCAGCTGATGAGCCAGCAGAATGCCTTGGCCCAGCAGCAGGCTTTGGCCTCGCAAAATGCGATAGCCAAAAACATGCAGATGAGCCAGCGGATGAACCTGCTCAACCAGCGCAACCTGCAATCGCGCTCCGACTCACAGATCATGGCGATGCAAAACAATGCGCTCATCGCCCAGCGCAACGCCGCATCGCAAGACCAAGAGGCCAACCTGGTCGAGGCCCAAGCCCGCGAACGCGCCCGCCGCCAACGCGAGCAGAACGAGAAGGTCATGTCCGCCCTCCGCGGCAGGCAGGGCAAGAGCGCCGTCACCTTTGAGGGCAGCCCGCTCATGGTCATGGCCGAAACCGCCGGCCTCATGGAACTGGGCGTGGCCGATGCCTTCTACGAGGCCGGACTGCAAAGCCAAGCCCTTCGTACCAAAGCCGATGCCGGACGCTATGGCAGTGCCTTGGAGCTATGGCAAACCCGCTTTGTCGGACAGGACGCCATGATGGATGGCCAAGTCATGGACCTCAAAGCCCAAGCCGAACTTTCCAACCTCAACCTCGAACGTCAGTCCGCGCAATACGAACTGGCCGCCGCCCAATACCAGGGCAGTGCCTTGGTGCGTCAGCGCGGCCTCATCAATGATCAGCTGACCTATGACATGAACGCGGCCCGCGGCACCTACATGCAGGGGATGAATCAAAGCCAAGCCTACCAGATCGGGGCCTACGGCACGCTGTTCAGTGGCATGAGCCAAGCCGGCAGCCTCTACAGTGGCTACCGCAAAGACGTGAAATCGGGAGCATTCGCATAGCCATGGCCGTCCCCGTCAACCAGATTCCCAACGCGCCCAACGCGGTGCCCGGATCGGCCCCGTTGCCCAACACGCCGATCCCCGGGTCCGCTCGCGCCTATTCCGCGCCGGTCCTCAACGCGCCGAACTTCAGCCGCGGCAACGCTATCCTTTCGCAGACGGCCCAGCTGCTCGACGCGCCCACGCCCCAGCCGGTCGAATTTATCGACTACGCTTCCCGCGCTTGGGCGGATTTCGGGGCCACCGGAGCCAAGGTGGCCAGCAACCTCATGGACCTTTCCATGCAGATGCAGCGGTCCCGCGACGAGGGCAACTTGGCCAAGATCGACAACACGCTGGCCCAGAGCTACGGCGACTTCCTCACGTGGAGCCAGGACAAGCAGGCCGACCAGCTGCTGCCCGAATGGGAGAAGCGCAAGGCCGCGGCCATGAAACAATTTGATGCCCTGCCATTTTCCGAAACCGGCAAGGCCAAGGCCCAGGTGCTGATCGACAACAAGACGATCAACTACACGGTGGACGTTTCCACCACGGCCCGCAAACGCCAGATCCAGAACGCGGACCGCGAAATGGAAACCTTGCAAAAACGCGCCGAGGAAATGGGCGATTGGGAAACCGCCGCCGCCACCGTGGCCAAGCGAAAGGCCGCCGGCCATATCGACAACGGGACCGAGCAAATGCAGCTGCTCGAACTGGACAAGAAACAGCAGCTGTCTGGGGTGCAGCAACGCATCGCCATGGACCCCTTCGCCGCCGAGGAACACTTCAACGCCGTGCTCACCGAAGGTGGGGGCAAGTCGAAGGAATACGATTTGCTTGATGCGTACGCTTTCATGCAGGCCCGCGACAATGCGCGGTCCCAGCGCATCCAGACGCAAAGGCAGGCCATCACCACCATCAGCGACCTCTCGCTCAAGAATCCCCAAGGCATCAACGACGAGCAGATCCGCCAGCTTGGCGAGCAAGCCAAGATCCCGCAAGAAAACGTCGAGGCCCTCATCAACAACTGGAAGGTGGCCTATGACAACACGCCGGAAGGGCAGGCCGTGTTTGTGCAGAAGCAGAACGACCTCTTTTTCCGCGTCCGCCAATTTCAGCCCGAGATCGACAACGCCACCGGCGAAATGACCGAAAAGTCATTCAAGGAATACATGGCCTTGGACGAGGCGGTCCGCGCCAACATGCCCGCCGGTTACATCGAACGCTTCACTGCGCCCATCGAACGCCGCATCGCAGAGGCCCGCAAAAAGAACGAGGGCAAGCTCGACAACGCCCAGGTCATCATGCGCCAGCAACTGACCCAGCAGGTCAACCTCATGCGGAAGCATGGCATCCTCGGCAATGACGGCGGGGTCGATAGCGCCGGCAAGCCCGTGGACTACCCGAAGTTTCTCGCCACCGAGCAGAAGCAGGCCGAGGTGCTCGACGCCGTGGAGGGCATCTTCGAGCGCAACCCGAGCATCACCGCGGACGAAGCCTTCAAGCAATTTCAAGACCTCTTCAACAATGGCCAATACGGCGACAAGGCCGCACAGGAATTCTTCCGCGGACCGGACAACCGTTCGTTTCTTGAAAAGCTGGGCGATTGGTTTGGTGCCGCGGTCAACCCGACCGCCAACAACCCCAACGTGATGACCGCCGGCTTGTCCTGGGGAAGCTCGTCGCTCACCGAGGGCCTCGAGGCCGATGCTCCGCTTCCGCCGGTGGCCGGTGCGCCTTCCGCGCCCGCGGGATTCAACCTTGCCGCCATGCCCGCGGACAAGCAGCCCGTGGCCCAGCGCATAGCCGAGATGGCCGGCCAATCCGGGATGGGGGACTACGTGCCCCACCTCATGCTGCTGGTTGAGCAGGAAAGCAATTTTAACCCCAACACCGCAGCGAAGACCTCCTCGGCCCGCGGCCTCTTCCAGCTGCTCGACGGGGACCGCAAACGCTACGGCGGGGACAATAGCGTGGAAGGCCAGATCCGCGCCGGCTTGGCCAAGACCAAGACCAATATCCAAGCCGCCCGCCGCGCCCTCGGACGCGACCCCGACCCCATCGAACTTTATGTCATCCACTACCAAGGTATCGGGGCCGGTCCCGCCATCCTCAAAAACCCGGACGCGGACTTCCGCTCCACCCTCGACCGCACCGGCGGCAAGGGACACGCCAGCCGCGTGATGCGGGCCAACAAATGGCTCTCCGACATCAAGACCAACCAGGACTTCATCGATTGGGTGCGCGAGCGTTTGTCTCGTAAATCCGCGGTCCTCGCCATGGCCCAAGCATGACGCCCAACGAAGGACAACAGCTGGCCATCGAAAGCCGGGACCGCGAACTTCCCGACAATCACTGGAACCGCGTCTATACCGATCCCGACTATTTCGGGGAGTTTGCCAAGCGTCCGGCCATCCAGACCGGCGCGTCCCTCTCGCCTTTTCCCGAAACGTACGCCAAGCGGCAGGCCAACATTGCCTACTTGTCGAGCAGCCTCGAGATCCCCGCGGAAGAAATGCCCGCCATCTACGAGGCCAAGAAAAACGAGATCGGCAAGACCGCGCTGCAAACGCCCACGCTCTCCGACGAGGGCCTCTTCAACTATTTCAAAAAGCAGTTTGACCGCGAGAACGAGGTCAACACCGCGGCGGATGGCATCTACCAAGAGGTGCAGAAATCGGTCTTCCAGGGCCTCTTCGATTCCCAAGCCGGCACCGACATCACCGGCCAGCCTGCCTACCGCCCGCTCCTCGAGCAGAAGCTCACCGAGGCCGGCGAAATCCTCTCCGATGAAGACCGGCTCCGTATCCGGGAGAACGCGGACAAGATGGCGGACAACCTCCGCCGCGCCAATGATTCCATCGGGGACGAGGCCCGCTGGCTCTTTGATATCGTCAGCAAGCAGACCGGACGCGGGCAGGAATACGAACTGGCCGGCGAGCAACCCAACCCCGCCGGCACGGTGGGCGGTCTGGGTCCGGTGATGAATCTGGCGGTCAAGCAGCCCGAGGCCGCCCCCGCGGGCGAGGTCGATCTGAACGACCCCGAGATGCTCAACTTCCAGACCGAGCAGATCCTCGAGAAGTTTGCCGACATGCCGACCGAGCGCCGGCAATCGATCTACCTTCTGGCCGGGGCCTTTGCCGAACTCAACCAAGTCAACAAGGGCGTCTTCTACCAAGCCGCGGAAACCTTGGGCCGCTTCCTCACCCGCGAGATGGGCGAGCGCATCAGCCGCAACTTCACCGAGGAATCCATCCGCGGCCAGCAGCGTCTGCTCCAGAGCGACCTTCCGCTCTACGAGGCAACCAACCTCGACGGGAGCAAGGGATTGAGCCAAGCGCCCACGTCCGGCCAAGCCCCGATCACCGCGGAGCAGCGTGAGAAGCTCAAGGCGGACGCCGCCCGCAAACTGAAGATCCTCCAGATCAAGCGCGAACTGGTCAACTTGGCCGATACCCAGATCGACCCGATCAAGGTGGTCACCGATTGGCCCACGTGGGAGCAGGGCTTCTACGGCTTTGTCGGATCGATCCCTTACGCCGGCATCGCCGCCATTCCCTTTGTCGGTTTCCCCGCCATCACCGCGTCTTTCTTTGGGCAATACAAGGATGACCTCCTCCTTGAGTACCCCGACATGGACCCCGACCAAGCGGCAGCGATTTCCGCCTTGGCCGCCCCCATGGCCGCCGGCCTCGAGCTAATCCAAGCCAACTTGGTCATGGGCCGATTCGTGTCCCTCGACCGCGCCATCAAATTTTTCCTCAAGCCTTCGCGCAATCCCATGACGCGGATCATTGCCCGGGGCACCGCCAGCTTTGGCATGGAAACCGGCATCGAACTGTCCCAGAACCGCGTCCTGCCCATCCTGCAAACCCTGGGAGCCGCCTTGAGCGATGACATACCGGACTACGATTGGCGCAAAGACCTCGAGGCATTTGACGAGGAACTGGGCGTGACCGCGGTGACCATGCTGCTTTTCACTCTCACCGGCCTGCCCTTTATCACCTCGCAGGAGATCGGGCGCAACGCGGCCTACCTCCAGGATAAGAAGATGCTCAAGTATTTTGGCATGAGCGAGGAGCAGGCTGACCGCGTCTCGACCTCGCTGACCAAGAAGGAGCGCGTGGCCGCGTTTAAGGAAGCCGAGGCCGCCCGCGACCCCGCCCTCATCGAGGCCGGACGCCGCCAGCTTTTCGTGGACACCATGGCCCAGCTACAGGAACCCGCCGATCCTTTCCAGCCCAGCATCCGCCGGGACGGGGACCGCTTCACCGTGCTCGACGCCGAGGGCAATACCATCGCGGACCGCGTGGACGTGGATACCGCTTTCTATGAATTTGAGCGCATCGCCGGCAGCAGCGAGACACTTTTTGCCAGCGTCCAAGGGGAACTGATCAACGCCCTCCTCGAGGCCGGCCAAGCGACCAACCCAGAAGGATTTAGCGAGCAGATCCAAGTGACCACGCAAGAAGTGGTCAACCGCTACAACAACATGACGCCCGAGCAGCTGCAAAGGCGCATTGAACAATGGGAGCGGGAAACAGGAAAAAAATGGCAGCCGGGGGCCGCGGTCAACCTCACCGCGGTCAATACGCTTGAGCAAATTAAAGAAAATCTTTTTCAAAGCATCACCCGCGTAGTCAAGGCCACGTCTCAAGAGGAGATCCGCGCCGTCCTCGAAGACCGCGCCGAGGGCCAATACAAGATCGCCCTGCAAGCCGGCCAATTCTCCGAGGCCGATATGGTGGGGTGGATTCGGGAATACGAGGCCAACACCGGCGACAACATCCTCGAACAGGACTTCACGTCACGTGACGTGGTCGAGGCCGTCAGCACCATGTCGGTGGCCTACTACACCGGCAACCTGGACAACGCCCGCGTCTCGTCCCGGCTCCGCGCTTTCTTCGAGGCACTAAAAGAATACTTCGCCACCATCTTCGCCCGCGGCATCCGCATCAAAGAAGCCATCGCCGCCGGCCAGATCGCACCGGAATTTGAGGCATTCCTCGCCCAAAGCGTGGGCCTCGACATTGACCGGCAGATCGGAGTGCAGGCGGCCCAGCAGGCGAGAGCGGAAATTAATGCTGGAGGATTAGTCGAAAGCAGTTTTGCCATCAGCCCCAAGCGCAATTCGCTCCGCGTTCGCATGACGCGGCAAGCGTTGACCGATGCCGCGCTGTCGCAAGCGTCATGGAAAGATTGGTACGAAGAACATCGGGAAGTGCTTGACGAATTTTTTGGCGATTACGCTCAAATGTTCCAACAGATCCTGGATGTCACTTCCCAGGCGGCCAGCGTCAAAGCCAATGTGGGCTTGGGCCTTAAAGCATTTGGGCAATGGTTGCGCGGCGAGGAATTCGACGGATTCCTGCCCGCGGTGATTATGAATCTGAACCGGCTCCGCGATAGCGCACAGGTGCAGGGCCAAAAGATCAAAGCCTACCGCGCCAGCAACGCCGGCCAGGATGACCAGCCGGTGGTAGACCGGCACATTGCCCGTCTGATTTTTGGAGTGGATTCGCCCACCGCGGCACAATTCGCCAAAGCGCAGCAGATACTTACCGAGATTGCCGCCGAAATAGGGTGGACACCCCGGCAGGTTCAAGCTGCACTTTGGGCACACTCTATTGTAAAAAGTGGAAAGACACCCGAATCCTATGGAGCCTACCTCAAAACCCTTGAACAACGAGGAATCGTCCTCGAACGAATTGGCAGCTTTGGCGACCGAAGCCGCGGAGGTGATGGACTTGGCGGAGGCCGGGGCCGTTTTGCTCCAGCGAGCACAGGAGATGGCGACAGCCGATCCTTCTCCATCAGCGTCAGCGTAACCGCGGCCAACATCCTGGCGGACCGGGGGGGCGTCCCCGGGATGATTCCCGATTGGGTCATCGGTAAAAGTTTTGTTCCCATCGAAGCAGACCGCACCGCGGGCGGAGGAAAATTCAGCAAGATGCTGGCCCAAGGCGGACCGGCGTTTGCCGTAGATCCGGCCAACCTTGGCAAGGTAGTGTGGGCGGCCAGAAACGCCGGATTTTGGCGGGCCAAGCTCAACGCCGCCCGGGCATCCAAGGCCATTTACGTAGGCCAAGATGGGCGCAAAAAGTTTCTCATAATGCCGTATGCGATGAGCCTGGAAGCGCATACCTCCAACACCACGGTGGTCACGGAGAAGATCAGCGAGATCGAACGCTACGTGCGCGAAGGCCGAATTTCCAGCCAGGACGAGGCAGCCCTGGCGGACGGCGTCATCGAGGCCGCGCAAAAGATCATCGCTAAATCCAAAGACCAGAAAGAGATCAATTTTCACAAGCCGTTGACTGAATTCCCGCGGGCGTTTACCAGCCAGCAGTTTGATGCGTACATCGACAGTTTGAATTTTGAGCAACGTGCTTTCATTGCCGACAAGCTCTCGTCCGCCAAAGCGGAAAAACTTAATGCTCCGCCGATGCAGCAGATCCGGCGTGCTACTACCGACCCTTCGTATGCCGGCACTCCACAGCTGTCTGGTTTTTCGCTGCTTGAGATCGATGTCAAACGTCTCGAGGAAGGACTAAAAAACAACACGCTTTCTGCCGCGGATTTTAACGTCCCGGCGCACGCCAGCTACAACGCATTTGCACCCGGGCGCGTCATTGCCCACTTCCGCACGCCCATTCCTTACGAACTGGCCATGCCGACGATGCGGGCGGCCTTGGCGGGGCGTGGCAACGATGGCTATTACCTCAAGGGCCGCATGCCAATTGGCACGCCCAAGGTGCAGAAGATTAGCAAGCAGATGGCTTCTCAATGGGCGACAAGCCAGACCACGCTGGTACCCAACCAGGCCGCCGCAGTGACTGCCGCCTTGAACAAGCAATGGCGGGTGCTCGACAAACCGCGACAGGCCGGCATTGCCGAATTTAGCCGTGCGCTTCGCAACAACGATGCCGCGGTCACGCTGACGCTATACACGCCCGAGGAAATCAACGCCTTGATGAAGCAAGGCAAGATGCGGATTTACCAGCTGGGCGAAATGGAAGTCTACTTTGCGCTGAAGCGTCCCGATGGCAGCGAGTTTGACCCGGGCGACCCGGATACCGAGTGGTCGATTGTGGGCGTGGTGAACAATGAGCTATCCGCCCCGGGCATGCTCAACCTCATAATGAGCAAAGCCATCAGCGAGGGCGGAACCCGCCTGGACTGCTACAAAGTTGTCTCGGGTAAATACCCCAACGGTCTGCTGCCCAGCCTCTATGCCCGCTTTGGATTTGAAGAACAAAAGGCGGTGGACTTTGACCCACAGTATCACCAAGAACCCGGAAAGATTTCCGACCTCCGCCAAGTGTGGCATAGCCAAGGTTGGAGTGGACAGACCATGCCCCAGGTGGTATGGATGAAGTGGAATCGAGAGAGCTATGAACAACTCCTCCAAGGAAACGACCAAGACGCCACAGGAAGCCTCGCTGAAATTAAGGCAGAGGATGAAAGCCGCTTGGCCGGCGGACAAGGTTCGCCAGCTGGGACCGGAGCAGGAGAAGCGTCTGTCGGCCTGGGTGGCAGCGGATCGCAAGAGCAAGGGGGAGGACGCGCTGACGGTGCCAGTGCTCCAGGGAATGCTGGAAATGCTCCAGACCTACTTCCCCGAGGAATCGCTTCAGTTGTCAGCGAGTTAAGGTCTTCCAACGATTACCAGCTGCAAGCCCTCGGCTTGTCCCGGGCGGATGTCGATTCCGCCGTCCAGGCTTACGATGATGCTGTAGCCGCCGGCACGCCTTCGTATTCCATCGCGCCGGAACCGGACCGCAGCGGATTCAACGAGATTACGCTGCCCAATGGCAACGTGCGCTTCATCGCTTATCACGGTAGCGAGCAGGCGTTGACCGAAGTTGAGGACCGGCCAATTTACGTGAGCAGCATGCAAGACGGAGCCGGCTACGGAACGCCGGTGCGCTTGGTGGTTCAAGGTCGCTTTTTGCCGGTTGATGATGTTGAGGAATTTGCCAAAGCAAATGGCATTGCCATGGAAGACCTGTTCCATGAGGAAGCATCGCAAGAGGAAACATTTCAAGACGCACTGAAAGCCAACGGGTTTGATGGTGCCATTTACTATGACCAGCGCCGAGATGACGGTGACGTGATTCCCGCGGCCATCGTGGTAAATCCCGCGGCGGTCCAGCTTGAATCCACCTTCGCCATCTCGCCGGCGTCCTACTACGGCGACCTCGAGTCCGCGGTGGCCGCGCTCAACAGCAACCCCGCCTTCCGCCGGGAGCGGGTGGCCGCGGTGCTTGCCAAATTCAAGCGGATCAAAGAGCAGTTTGCCAACAAGGCGGACCTCGAACCGCTTTCCATGCCCGAGGCCGTGGCCCAGCTGGAAGCCATCATCACGCTGCTCCCGCCGGACGCACAATCCGAGGTGGGGGGATTCCGCCGTCTGCTTTCCTTTTCCACGGCCAAGGGCCGGCTCAATTACCTCACCGACCGCATTGCCAAGGCGGACGCCGCCCTGGAGAAATACCTCCGCACCGAATTGCAGGAGGACATCATGGATCTCCTCGAACGCGCCATGCCCAGGCCCGGGGAGAACAAGGTCCAGACCAGCAGCCTCGGGCCGGACGCCCAGCGCGTGGCCAACCTGGCCATCGCCGCCATCGAACTGGGCACCGACGAAACGTCCAACACCATGGCCGAGATCGAGGCCGCCCTGGCCAGCCCGGACATCACGCCGGACCGGCAAGAGCAGCTGCTCGAACAGTGGGGCGTGCTCAATGCCTTGGGCGACTTTTTCAACCGCTCCGCCTTGGAACTCGACCAGGCGCGGGTATTCCTTCGCCAGACGTTTGGGGCCGGACGCGCTATGTGGCGCATGCAGCAGGAGGCCCGCCGCAAGCAATACCGCGACATGGCCGAGGAACTGGCCGGCGGTCTAAAGAAGGCCACCGAGAACCAGATCGATAAGATGGACAAAGAGAACCCGTGGCTGAAGAACCCGCGGCAATTTGTCCTCTCGCACTACAGCTTCATGCAGCTGCTACGGAGCGTCCTGCCCAAGGCCGGCTTCCTCGAAACGTGGGAGCGGTCGATCCGCCAAGCCGAAATTGGGAGCAGCCGATACCGGATGGACGCGGCCAAGCGGTTCATCGATATGCTCATGGCGGCCAGCGGCAAGAAGACCAGCTTTGGCGTGGGCCGGCTCATGTACGATATGCGGAAGACGCGAAAGGCCGCGGTCCGCTACAAGGAGGGCTACAACGAGAAGCTCATCCGCCTGCCCATGGAAACGGCGGCCAACATCCTCGAAGGCCGCGCCTCGGCCAAGGCTTTCGGTCTGAATGCCGAGGCCGTGGCCAAGATGAGCGAAGCCTACTTGGCCGTGCCGATCATGCGCCGGCGCACCACGCCCTCCGGGGCCGTGCGCGAGACGCCCAACCGCCAGCAATTCCTCGAATTCTACGTGCTGCAAAGCGAGGGCACCGATGACAAATTGAACATGTCACCCGCCGAGGCCATGCAGCTGCTGCTCGCTTGGGACCAGAGCGAGGTGCAGGCCCGCATGCGCCGGCAGGGATGGACCGACGAATCCATCGAGGACATGCAAAAGATGGTCACCTCGGTCCCCGGTGGGGAAGCCACGATGGATTTCCTCCGCCGCGAATACAAAGCCGGCGGGGATGCCGCGGACCCCGTCTACATGAAGATGTTTGGCATGGCCATGCCCCGCATCGAGAACTACGCGCCCACGCGCTACCGGCACAAGGATGACAGCAATGACCTTTCCCCCATGGGCAGTGCGCTCGAACTGGCCGGCACCACGCCCGGATCGCTCAAGGCCCGCCAACGCCACGATGCCCGCATGCGCCGGACCGATGCCATCACCGTCTTCTTCCAGCACGCCGCCCAGATGGGTCACTGGATTAACTTTGCCGAGATCAACCGCGAGATCCGCGGGGTGCTCAAAAACCAGAACGTGCGCGAATCGATGGAAGCCACCATGGGGCGGAGCGGGTTGCAGATCTTCGACCAGTGGATGGACACGCTGGCCCAGGGTGGGGGACGCCGCGCCATGGAACTCTCCGCGGACAAGGACATTTGGGCCGCCCTCATCAGCGCCAAGAGCATTGCCTCGCTGGGATTCAGTGTCCGCACCCTTTTCATGCAGATCGACGCGGCCAGCCGTGCCGCCCTGGACATGGGCCTTGCCGAATACACCAAGACCGTCTTGGACCCGCGGTGGATGGCGGACATGCCCAAGGCGTGGAACTCGGACACCGTGCAACGGCGTCTCATCGAAGGCAGCCGGCCCGAGGTGCGCTACGTGTTTGAGCGGGCCGCGGTCCGCCCGAGCATGCTCCTCTGGGCCGCCCAGAAATCCATGATTCCGATGCAGATGACCGATGCCGCGCTCACCAGCTTTACCGCCGCCATCGTCTACCGCAACGCTTACAACAAGGCCAAGAAAGCCGAGGCGTCTGATGCCATGGCCGAGCAGGCCGCCCTCGACGCCATGGACAAGGCGGTCTTCAACTACAGCCAGCCAATCGACATCACCAGCCGGTCGCTTCGGGAAGTGCAGGGCAACATGCTCCAAAAGGTCTACATGATGTTCCTCTCGGACGCCCGCTTGAAGACGGCCCTCTTTGCCGAGGCCATCGGCCAGCTGGGCAAAGAAGGCGAGCGGGGCAAAGGTGCCAGCACCATTTCCGCGCTGATGATCATGGCCGTGGTCACCCAGACGATGGCCAACCTCTACCGCGATTGGTTCAGCGACGAGCCGGACGATGAAATCTGGACGCTTGAAGGCTATGCCATGGCCATGATGCTGGCCCCGCTCTCCGGGTACATGCTGGTGGGCACCGTGGGTTCGACCGTGGTGCGCGAAGCATTCGGTGAAATGACATTCCAATCGACCGATCCGGCCAACGAGATGATCGACCGCGGCATCCGCTCCATCAAAGGCTGGGACAATACGTTCAACACCTCGGACCCCGAGGCCATGCTCAAGCAGTGGAACAACCTGCTCCGCTTCGCCAGCTTCAACCCCACGCTCGCCGCGCCCGCGGCCCTGCTCAACTTCGCCAAACCCATCGTGGGCGCGATGGAAAACGCGGAGAATCCCGAATAATCCGCTTGTCCCTCTGACGCAACGCTGCACTATTTTCGACTAATCCCATGGCTCTGCAAAACGACACATCTCGGATTCAATACAATGGCAACAACTCGACCACCTCGAGCTATGCCATTCCCTTTGTTTTCTTCGAGAACGCGCACATCAAATGCGTGGTGACCAACAGCGCCGGCGTCGATACCACGCTCGCCCTGGGCAGCACCTTTAACGTCACCGGGGCCGCCAACCCTAACGGCGGAAGCCTTACCACCACCGCCGCGGTCCCGACCTCGAGCAAAGTCACCATCTTCCGCGAAGTCCCCGCCACCCAGACCACCAGCTACCAAGAGGGTGGAGATTTCCCCGCGGCCAGCCACGAACGCGCCTTGGACAAGCTGACCATGATCGCCCAGCAGACCAAGCGTCTGGCCGACCGCGCCCTCAAGGTTCCCGAAACCCAGAACAATCCCAACGATCTGCCCAACCCCGGAACGGGAAACAGGCTGCTGGGAAGTAACAACGGAACGCTGACTTGGGAAGAAAATCGCCAGCTGCCTCAATATCCTGCCACCGCCGGCACCAACGCCCTCGTCACGTCCGGCGGAGGATCTGCCCCCAGCTGGCAAACCATCCCAAGCATTGCCACCGGACCGATCACCGCGACAGGTTCAACTACGCCTCGTTTTGTGGCGGATCGTTTTGCCGACATGCTAAACGTCAAAGACTTTGGTGCCGTTGGAAATGGCGTTACCGATGATTCTGATGCCATTCGCGCTGCCGTTCAGTATGCAGTCAACAACGGCAAACCGCTTTATTTTCCTCGCGCAACCTATCTATTTGCAAAAACAACCGCCAATCAATCCAACATTGCAAGCGGATCTGGGCTTGGCATCAGCGTCACAAACAGTGCTACAGACGCGCCAAAATTTCTGTTTCTCATTGGCGACAACGCCATAATCAAAAATACGGTGTATTGCTCCACACCGACAGATACCATTGGCAACTACAAGTGGATGTCGGTCGATGGTCTGTTTAATGAAGTCACGATCAAGGGTATAACGTTTTGGGATGCCAGCCCTCCGCACGGAACTGCTTCTGGTCAACTGGCCATTAAGCGCACGGCCTATTGCTTTCAATTTAACGGATTGGCCGGATCGCCCTCCGTCAATCATCCGAAAAACATTACCATTTCCGACTGTACATTTCAAAATTACGCACAAGGCATCAACATCTACAATGCAACGAATGTAGATGTGTCGCACAACAATTTCTTTTATGAATATGGACAAGCCTCTGCTGGCTCCCACGTTGATGAAACTGTCGGCGTAAGAACGCGACAAGTGTTTGGTATTAGGTGCTGCAATAACTACTTCGATGGATGTACGGCCAAAACCTTGGTGCCAGTGTCCGGCGCAAATGATATTCGCTGCCCCGATGGGCTTATTTTGACTGTTGGAAACAGCGGCGACAACAGCAACCATCCCGTGGTTGTTTCAAACAACACTCTTATCAATTTTGCTTTTGAAGGAATTTTGCTCGCAGGAGATTTGTATGCGTCGAACGCTTTTGTAGCATCACAAAACGAGTGCCCAGCCACCGTGTGCAATAACATCATTGTAGGAACTCCTACAATTGGACAGCGCAACAATGTCACCAATGTGGGAATTGCAATATCGCAAAACAATTGCGTGGTTGCCAATAACGGGGTGTACAGATGCACCACGGGAATACTGGTTCAGAACAGTGCTAATTTCGCAGGACAAAAGCAAGGCGGACACAACACTCATATTGTTGGTAACCAGATCCAAATGGCAAAAAACACGGACACAACGTGGCCTATCAGCAGGGGAATTTTTGCGTTTGGTCTGACTGAAATACTTGAATCGCTACTGATAGCTAACAACACAATCATCGGAGTATCGCTTCCGGCGGGAACGCAATCAGGATGGAATGGATCATTTACTACTCATACAAGTGGGATTGATCTTCCCGCGGGCATTATGATTTACAACGCAAAGGGAAAAATCACAAACAACTCGATGCGGGCCTATAGCCACAGTGCAGGATCACGCTCTGCTGCTTTTCAAATCTATGGCGGGCAAGTCTTGGATCAGCTGATCGTGTCTGACAATACTATTGATGGGTTTACGTTTATGGTAAACGGCGATAGCAGCAGCGGCGGAAATTCTGCTGTGGTCTTTGACGGAAATCGCTTTGTTAATGGCACGCGGCTGATTGCCGGGTCCGTGGTGCAGCCGTGGACAACTACGGTTACAAACCAGCGCATTACTTTTACTCCAGACACTGTAGGCTGGTACAAGCTACGGGTGCTGGGACGTTTTATTGGTTCTGGAAAGTTGCAAATCGGCATGCAGCCGGAAATGGCTTATACCTATTTTCAACCAACGCAAGACAGCACCGCGCAAAACACCGAGTGCTATGTTGCCTATCACGGGGATGCCGATGGAACCGGCGGTAATGTGGATTTCAAAATTGCCTGTAATCAATTGATGCATATAGCGCAAGCATCCCCGGTCATTACGAAGATGAATCTTGATGTCGCTTCTAACCAAGCGGATATCCGAATGTACGTGTCTCAAATAATGTCTTATGGCGGCCAAAACCTTCCGGTCACAATTGTTTGGAACAACGATCTGGCATATTTGGGCGGAGGAATATCTGTGGTTGGAGTTGAGAGCAGCACCGCTCCAGCGAGCGGATTGGAAGTAACATTTGCCAACGGATCAAAAAATGTGGTGCGTCGAAGTGCCAACGGCCAAGTGTCAACGTATGGGTCTGGCGTTCCAACTGTAGGAGCAACTGCTCCATCGGCTGTGCCGGAATTTATCGGTCAGCAATATTTCAATACTGCTACCGGCATTGCCTACATCGCCGTGGGAACAACCAATACCTCCGATTGGAAAGCCATCGCAAATTGGACACCGTAATACTAATATGAAAAAGTTATTTTGCTTAATAGTGTTGGCTCTTGCGGGCGCATCGAATGGAAGTGGTCAAACCGGATTTACGGCGGTAATGGTCAACTCAAACGGAGTAGTCCAACGGCCAACAAATTTTGCGGCGGCAAACAATCTTGGGGCTGATTCCGCTGTCAGAATTGTAAACACGCTAAACCGCGTCAGCATTCAATCTGGCCAGTGGTCCAGAATAACAAACACCGGAACAATACTTGTGTCTGACGGGCGCATGGTTTCTTCGTCATTCACGACGAACTCTGGCGAATACGGCGTTGCGTATTACGGTGACAACGTAAGCGGGCATTCTTTTCTTAACATCGGAAGCGATTCGGGGCTGTTAACTGATGAAGGTGCGGGGTTTATCGTTCAAGGAACATTGGGTGGCTCTCGAGTTGGGGTGATTAAGCGTCTGGTTTTGCGCGGAGTGTCTGCATCTTCGCTTTACGCTAACACTGGAACAAATGGACTGAATAGAGCCGGATGGGCTGTTGAAACGCGACTCAACGGAACAACAAACCAAGTCCGATTGGTAGTGCATAGCTCGTCTGGACCCACGGCGTCTGCTTGGTCTGATATCCCTGGGAGCGATATAAAAGCGATCTGGTCATATCGTGACGCAACCAACACTTACGTGTTTGCAACTTCCTCATTTGGTCAAAACTTTTCCACTGTTCCAAACGTGACCGTAAATGCAGTAGCTGGTGGAACAGCAGGATCTACGCAATTTGGTTTTGCTATTGGGATGAACATCATATCCGACACTTCTTCTGCTCCTTACATGGATGTCGGTGCTATCTACGAATCAAAAAATCTTCAGCAGCAATGATCCCCGACAGCCACACTTTCAGTCCTTTGTTCAAGGGCCTCACTGGGATGCTCGCTTCTTTTGGCGGGGCCTTGGTGACTTTTATGTCGCACCTCGAGTTGATCCTCCGGGTGGCCGGCGTGGGGATCGGAGTGGCTTGTGGCGTGGCCTCGCTGATATCGATCATCAGAAACATGCCTCCGCGTAGAAAGGGCCACCTGCCATGAGTGACATCAAATTCCAAGACTACAACCGGATCGTCAGCCAAGTGGTGGCCGTGGCCATGGGGCCGGACGGGAAGCCGGCTCTTATGTCGCCGGACCGTCCCTCGGGGACCAAGGCGGAGGGCTATACCTACAACGTGAGCGGCCAGGTCACGGCGATTGCCTTTTACAGTGGCTTTGACACTTCGACCAACACCCCGAGCGGATTGATTGCGACGAAGAACATCATCTGGAACACCTCGGGCACCGGCGCGGGACAGCCGGCCTTCGTTCACTGGACGTGAGCAACTACGCTTACAATCCGATCACCGGCCAACTCGACCTTGTCGGTGGAGGTGCGAGTTACATTGACGGGGTAGTGGATAATAGCTCCCTGCTACCGGTGACGGTGGGGACGCCAGCCCTCGACTCCGTTTTCCTTGCCAAGGCGGGTTCCGGCCTGTGGCTAATTTCTCGACGGCCCGCTGGACTGTATGTGCGAGTGGCCAACAACGGCGTGGCCGCGGATTGGACTTATCTCGGCGCGTTTCCAGAGGTGAACTCTTCCGCCAACTGGTCGCTCTATGACGGAACTACACCAAGCAAGGAATTAAAATTTGATCTGTCGGGGATTAGCTCCTCGACGGTTCGCACGCTGACCGTTCCCGATGCCTCTGGCGAAATCGCCCTGCAAAGCGAAGCCTACGACTTCTACTACGCAACAGCACCGTCTGGAGCCACAGGCGGTTCTGGTAGTTGGACTTGGAACATCCCTTCTTGGAGCACGATGCAAGTCATCACAATGATCGGCGCGGGTGGCGGCGGAGGGGGTGGGCGAATTGGCGCGTCTGGCGCTGTTTGCGGAGGCGGCGGTGGCGGCGGCAGTGGCGCGTATGGCACGTTCATAACGCGCATCACGGGCGGAGATCAGATTGAAGTTCTCGTCGGCGCGGGGGGTGCAGGAGCAGCCGCCCGTGGCCCCGCTATCGCCAACGGATTCTCAGGAACGGCAGGCGGCAATACTTCTGTGCGCTGGGTCACGCCAAACATTACGCTGCGCCACGGGTCTGCTTTTGGGGCAGGCGGCGGCGGCGGGGGCGGAGCAAGTAGCGTTCTTGGCTCCAATGGAACGGCAGGAGCGGTAGGAACAGGAACCGCCATTTTGGGGACTGCGGGCAGCGGGGCCACGGGCAATACGGGCAGCTTGGTTGGCAACGCTGGCGGCGGTTCCAACACCAACAGCACACAAGGAGGCAGGGCAGGCGGCTCCATCGACGCAACGCCAACGGCATTTAATGGCGGAGCACTGTTGGGCGGTTCTTTTACAGACATTCGTGAATCTTTGCTTCTGCCCAACCTCTCGCCAAGAATCGGCACAGGCGCAAAGGGTGGCAACGCCTCAATAACTGCTGACGCACAAGCAGGAGACAACGCTGGTGGGCTTGGCGGCGGTGGCGGCGGTGGCGGTGCTGCGCTTTCTGGATTTTTAGGTGGCGCTGGCGGCAACGGCGGTGACGGCTTTGTCCGCATCAACTGTTTCTGACATGAACTCACTCGCCATCATCCGCGAATCAGACGGCAAGGTTGTGACCTTTGTTCGCCCCGACCAGCCTGCCGGTTGGAAACCGCCCGAAGGCACACGAGCCATCCCTGTTGAACAACTTCCTGCCGGATGGGAAAAAGTTGAAGAGGAAGCGCCCAGCGTCACTGCCGAACAATGGGTCGAGCAGCACCTCACCAGCACGCAACTCCACGCGCTGTCCGATCTTCGCTTGTCGCTTGTGCTGGCTGGCAAACCTCTCGGCCCCCTCATGCAATCCCTGCGCGATTGGACTTCGCAGCTGATTGTGGCATCGGCGGTTGATCCTTCGCCGCGGGACAATTGGACGCCGGCTCCTTGCACTTATGAAGAAGCATCGAGCGAAGCTGTGCAGGCGTTGACAGCACAACCCTAACCGGAAAGGATTAGTCGAAAACTATGAACTCTCTTTTCGCTACACTCGCAGGGATCTCGCTGGCCTTGTGGAATTTCTACCTTCCGCTGCTGCGCGACATTTTTCGCACTGGGGCCACGGCCCTGCTTCCTCTCGCGGTGGACGTGGTTCGCAATCTGAACAAGACGGACCTGCCGAGCGGGGCCAAGCGCGACCAGGCACTGCTGTCACTGAAGAGGGCGGCACTGGACCAAGGAATTTCCGCCACCGAATCGCTGCTCCGGTGGACTGTCGAAAGCGCGGTGCAGCGCGTGAAACTCAAATGAAATCCTTCATCCTCCGATTCCTTGTCTCGAAGGGTGGCAGCCTGCTGACGCCGGCCATTGCCGCCCTGGTGGCCGCCGCGGTGACGCGGGTGGCCGCGCACGATCCTACCTTGGCCAGCCACATTGACCCCGCGGCGGTCACGGGTTTTTTGATGGCCGCCTTGGTGAGCGTGATCAATTACGCGACCAACGCGGCCCAGAGCAACGGGGTCAAAAAGATCCAGGCCGTGGTGAACGCCCCGGTGGATGGCTATGCCGGTCCGGTGACCTATACGGAAGTCCGGCGGGCCTTGCCAAATTCATAACGAAGCGACCGGAACCGGAGGACCCGCGGCCATTTTGGCAGCGTCTGCTCTCCTCGCTGCAATTGGACGTGGATCTGAAAGCGCGGAGGTTCTGGATGAAAGGAAAGGCAGAATTCTGATGCATGCATTTCGAGCAATGTTAAACGTGGCCGGCGTGAAGCACTTCACGGCGGAGGAATTGTTTTTCCGCGGATCGAGCGATGCGACCTTGGGGCTGAATACTCCGCCGCCGCAATCGCTTTGGAAGAACATGATCCCGACCGCGGTGGTGGCCGATGAGGCCCGCGAGAAACTGGGCAAACCGATCCGTGTTCTTTCGGCCTACCGCTCGCCGGCGTACAACCGGCGCATTGGCGGGGCCAGGGCAAGCCAGCACATGAGGTTCTGTGCGCTGGATCTTGGCACCGAGCAGCCGGCGGCCCTCTACAAGATCCTGCTCGAGATGCGGCGGGACGGGAAATTCAAGGGCGGGCTGGGGCTTTACCGGACGTTTGTCCACCTCGATACCCGGGGCGTGAACGTCAACTGGGCAGCGTAGTCACTTGAAAATGATTTGGCGGTGCGGCGTGGAAGGGGACACGCGGCCAGACAATGGAGCGTTACAAAATAACACCACAATATGTAACACAGCGGGTGTCGAGTCCCGCCACCGCCACCTACGCTCTCGCTTTATACCCCTTCGGGTCGCTGATTCTGCGCCGTCTGTGTAACCGATTTGGCGCTATACCCGTTCGGGAACGCTGATGGCCTTGGTGAGGGCTTTGGCCATGGTATCAATTGATACCGCCGTGTAGCGGTTGCTGACGCGGACCGAATCGTGGTCACAGATCAGCTGGCGGACGCGCTGATCGATACCGGCCTCGGCCAGCAGGGAATTGGTGGTGTGACGCCATGAGTGAAAGGTCTTGTCGGTAAGGCCGCGGCCTTCGCCTCGCTTGGTGGTCTTCACTCGCACGATGCCGGCGCGGTCGAGCAGCTGGGAAAAGTGTTTGCTCGCCGTGCCGTGCTCCATGGCCGCGAGGGTAGGGGTGATGAGGCCCTGGCCGCGGAGCGTCTGTAGCTCACCCATCAGCGGGACGGTGACCACTTTGCCGAGACGGGATTTTTTTTCGGGCAGGAACCGGAGGTTGCCGTCCTCGATCTCCTCGTAGGACCGCCGGCGGGCGTCCCCGAGGCGCATGCCAAAGTAGAGGCCGAACAGGATGCAGGTGCGCCATTCGCCCTGGGCGACTTTGAGGATGGCCGCAATCTCGCCCTGGTTGAATGCTTTGCGTCCCGAGGGCGTGGCGTCCGCGCTCATGCGGAAGAGGGCCGCGGGGTTGGCCTCGATGTTTCGGAGGTGCAGGGCGCGGGTGAAGACGGCCCGGATGGTCTTGGTGACTTGCTGGGCGGTATTGGTGGACAGGCCGCGCTTGATCATGGCGTGGTAGAACTCGCTTATATCCTCTGGCGTTATGGACCGGAGATCGTGGCGGGTGCGCTGGCCGAGGAAGTCTGCGAAGTGCGCCACGTGTTTGCGGTAGCTCTCCATGCTGCGAGTCTTGGCCGTCTTGGCTGCAAGATAGCCTTGGGCGGCCTTTTCCCACGTCGAGCGCCGTCTGGCCGCGGACATGCCGGCGGCCCGTAGCAGGGCATCCAAGCGCGATTGCGCCCACACGCTGTCCGGCGTCTCGGAGCGTAGCTCTCGGCCTACGGCTTCCATCTCGTCTGCCACGCGCTGGGCGGTCCGGCGGGCGGTCTTGAGTGGCAACTTGGTCGAGCGTATGGTCTGACGCCAGAACCCGCCCTGGGGGTGATCCGGTGCCGCCACCCAGACGCGCATCCGGGCCAGCCAGAAAGGCGAGTTGGGCATGGTGGTCAGCGAGGCCATGGGGCAAAAGTTAGCACAGCAAATTGTACATGCAATAGTGGTTAATGCGGTAAGTTTTTGAGCGTTTTACTCTGTAACAGAAAGGCTGGCCCCGAGCGTCGGTTCGATTCCGACCCTCGCCTCTCTCTCTGTAGAATGGGCCGCGGAGCCGAGAGTTAGCCCAGCAAGTTAGCACACATTTGCCTCTTTCAACTTCCTTGGCGCGTTGTATCTTTCGACTATGCCTTACGCCGATCCCGACCAGAGGAAGGAGTACATGAGGGAGAGATACCGCGAACGCTACGAGGGGGAGCGGGGCTTTCGGGACAAGGAGAACAAACGGAAGCGGGAGTACTACGCGACCAATGAGCGGTATGCCTCGAAGACGCGCCGGCGGTGCCGGCTGAATGCCCGGAAGAAAGCGGCGGCCCAGAAAAAGTAACTCACACATAGGACTACCGATGTCCGACCCCCGCCGATAACGTGGGGGCGTGAATAAGTTATTGATACTACTTGCGTGGGGGCAGTTTGCCTTTGGCAGCTGCTTGGTGCTTCTTGCCTTTTATCTCCGCCGCGTCAGCCGCGTCATTGAGGGCCTTGGTGAGAACGAACCGCACGTAAGCGGATAGCGAGCTAAAGCCTTGGGCCTTGGCCTGGGCCTTGGCGCGTTTGGTCAGCGCGGGTTCCATCGAAATGCCGGCGTGGACACTCTTTAGGTGCGTGGGTTTTTTGGGATTCATGCTTTTACCTTCGCACAATACCAAAAGTTAACAAGTTTTCGGCATGGGGTATTCTGCCCATATTTTCGCTTGAACCTTGTTAAATGTTTGGCAAGAGTTGGCGCTTCGATATGGCGAACAAGCGCAAACCCACCTCGCAAAAAGTCCGGCCCACGGGCATCTCATTGCCGCCGGATCTGCTCAAGAAAGCCCAGCGTTTCGCGTTCAAGCAGGACATGAGTTTGTCCGCGCTGATCCGCGAGTTGCTCATCACTCAACTGGCCGAGAAATGAGCACCGACCAGCTGCTCGAAGAGGCGCGTGGCACTTTGCCGCGCAACGTCAAGGGCAAGGGCCAACGGCGCGTCATCGAATCCTGGATGCCCGCGGTCAACGAACTCCGGGCGAAACATTTCAGCTACCTCGAGATCTACGAGTGGCTCAAGTCCCGCGGCATCGATGTGCATGAGCGGCCTATGACATTTATCAGCGCGGTATCTCGCAGACGCCGCCGCTGGCTCAACAAACAATAGGAACCCATATGGACTACTACATCATCAGCATGCTGACCTTCATGGCGCTTTGCGCCGTGATGGGTGCTTACGCGGTGGGATTTTGCCGCGGTTACGACGAGTGCGAAGAACAGCACCGTTGGCACCGCTGGCTCCTTCGCCGTGAAGAGAACCGCCGCACAAAACTTTAGGGACGCGCAATCAAAACGAAACCGGCCACCGGAGCGTCCCCCGGTGACCGGCCAATGCAAG